TATAACCCTGTGAGACTACAGCTAAGGGCGCGCCGGTGTCGCTTCTATGCAAAACCTTTCTATCAGGCCATGCTTGCGGGGCACTGGTGGCCGGTGTGTTAAATAAAACGGGGCTTTCTAATACGTCATATGCAAGACCGGCCTGTTGTGTCCACTCTTGAATTGTCGCGCCCGCTGTCAATTGCTGCCCTAGTTTATGCCATGGTGCAAGGCCTGAATATGCAATTGCTGCTGTTCCTGTTGTTGTGTCGATCATGTGAGCCATATCTATCCTTTCTGAGTTAATAAAAACCGGTTTTTTGTGCCGGTGCTGTAATTGTACTGTGGTTTTACTCTTTTTACAATTTATTTTCTAGGGGTTATCCATAATTATCCAAAAACCACCACACTAAAACCAAAACAATGATTAGTCCAATTATCACGGGGCCCCCAATTCTAGGCCAACATCGCCCGCGATATGATGGCGCAAAAAAGATCCATGCGGGAGAGTGCGCACAAATTCGCGAAGGGCTGCAGCATCATTAGGCGCGCCAGTGGTTCGGGTTTTGTGCCACTGTATCGCTGCCGGTCCACTGGCAGCATAACAACCGCCTTTTTCATCCTTTCCTACTTTCTTTTTTCCCGTGCCATGCGCAACAAAAACAACAACAAATTCACGCGCACCACGTGCACACAATGGCCGGCCACCTCCGCACTGCTGACAACTGAAATTGTCGGCCTTTTCTGCAGGGCACTGCACAAAATTAACACCGTGGATTTTTTGCGGCCACTGGTCCGCTGTTTCCAAGGGCGCAGCATACACAGCGGGACGGCCTAATTCAAAAGCTCGCACCGCTTCGGCCGTTGTGTCACAGCTCGCATTTATTACTGTTTTATTTGGCTGAGGGAAAGGGAGCGCTTCGGCCGTGAAATGCGAATAGGTCCAAGCTTGACCACCACGCGGGACGCTATCAAAAACGGCCTGCAGATAATCGCTATCAATTTGTGATGTGCCGGTTTCACTTTTAGGGTGAAGGCTGCAGCTTGTCGGGCACGTGCCATAGGTTTCATGTTCGCCGCTGCGATAAGTAACTGCTATTGGGCCGGTTTTGCTGTTCGCGCTGATTCTAACTGTTTTTAACATTTCTCTATCCTTTCTGTTGATGAAGGCCCTAGTATATCAACTTTAACGGCCTTTTGTGTGTGATATTTTTTTGTTTTTTTCTGTCTTCTGACAATTAAAGGCATGCTGTTTTCGTCCCATGGCATAACCAAAAAAGGCAAGTCATCGGCAGACATAACGCGCATAAAGTCACGAGCGCGGACAAGGGAGGGGAAGGTGCGAATCACACTTTGAGAATTAGGGAAGCACACATCATATTTATAAATTGGCATTTTCTATCCTTTCAAATTGCTTTTGATGACCACAAAATTGTGTTGTTTTCTTTTGCCCAAAATTGATCTCTGTCAATCTGCCAGTCTTCGCCCACATCATCGGAAGGCCGCCGCTTTCCACAAGCATAATAATATTGACCGATTGCAAAAACTGGTTGCCTGGTGCGTGTGGGTTGATAGCGGTAATCCGCCATTTCTTCAACATCAAAGCCAAGGGTTGAAGCAATAATTTTTTTGGATTGCATTTTCTATCCTTTCTGGGTTAATCGTCGCGGTCGGTGTTGAACTCAACGCGCGGGTAATCTTCATCGTCAATAAAGCTATCGTCAACATAAGCAATCCCTACTCGGTCGCCGGCATCCCAAATCAAAATAGGCAAATCTTGCGGCAATTTGCGAAGGGCTGCAATCAATTCAGAAACTATCATCTCTCTATCCTTTCTAAACACCGGATCAAGCACCGGCATCGCCAGTATAGCAAAGTTTTTGTACCTTGCAACACTTATTTACATTTATTTTACTAAACCTAGGGTTTCCTCTAGTTCCCCCCAAGGCATACCACGCGAAGGCCAACAGCGAAGGGGCTCAAGCTTTATGCCCTCTGCAGCTAATTTCATAGCATCGCTCCCCTGATATAAACGAATGGTCGAAGGTCGTAGTGTATTACCGGCATCAAGAACAAGAATGTAGCAAGGCCTATCCTTGGCAGCATGTCGAGTCATGAAAGCAATTTGATGTGGTCGCAGCCCAACTTTCAAGCCCTTGACCACCACTTTCAATTCCATCAAAACAAAACATTCCCCGACACCCACCAACATGTCAGGAATGCCAAGGTTGATACGATTCTCAATACGCTCAACAGAGCAATTGACAAGGCCGGCTTTCACCCTAGCCGAAAATCTAGCTTCAGGTGTCATCTGATCCCCCCAAACCTCGCTCAAAGATGTCAAGCGGAGGCTGCTCCACTCCCGCGTCGAACTCGGGATCCTTTTCTCTTGCTGCACTTTCAATCACCACTCCCGTGTCCGCATCGATCAAGGCAGTGGGTGGAGGCCCACCATACAGCTTTTTAAGCTCATCAAGCTTGCGCTGCACTTCTTCCTTGCTCATGCTGTCAATTGTGCCGTGGCGGATCTCTTTGCGCTCCACATAGATCGTTCCCAAAGCTTGGCCCCTACGATACTCTGCTTGGACGGCTGCTGCAAATGCACCGGCATCAAGGGCTTTATCGCGAATGATCTGCAAATCGCGCATGTGGCGCTCATAGGACGTGTTGTATTTGGACGCCAAGTCAGCACGATAGGCCTGAATGGCCGCTACAACGTGTGGATTGATGTCAGGGTGGGTAAGCTTCCATGCCATGACAGAAGCGCTGGTGGCCTTGTATCCGGCCCTTATGGCAGCCTCTTTCATGGTTACCCGCCCATCCCCACTCACAAGCTCGGTAACAAAGGTCCATTCCTTGGCTGTTAGCTTGCGACGCTGCTGCCGCAGCGGGGCCACTTCAGTTGACATTCTTTTCTGTGCCTTGTCAGGCATGACAGGGGGAACATTCCAAACGTCTTTCTTGGCCATTAGCTGATTCTCCACAAACGCCAACCATCGTCCACCTTGCGCAGCGTGAACACCCATTTAGGTTGATGCACTCGTGTGAAGCGAAGGGCAGCAACACGACAGCTCTCGGCTTGCTTGCGCACGCCAAACAGGATGCTATCGCCCGCCTCCATCTCACCAAAAGGGTATTTGGATCGATTAGTTGGCAGGGCTATTCCCTGATCAATATGTACCATCATTAACTCCCGTAAAAGAACTACCACGAGTATAACGAGTGTCAACCCCAGAGTCAAGTCCAAAAGCAAATCAGGGCTCCCTATAGAACTTTTGGAGGGTGTAGTGTGTTTTTATTTTTTCACTTTTCATCTCGCGGAGCCCCCCTGAAAATATTACATTGAATCTCTTGCCGTAATTTGCTGAATGCTCGTAACGTATTGATTTCATTGACTCCTTACAGCATTACGTCTATTACGTCAAATCTCACAAAAATAAAAATAAAAACACCTCTTACCCCTAAAAGGTCTATAGCACCTAAACCTTAGTATTACTTTTTGCGCCATTTTCCCCCTTTTTGACCCTCGGTCCGCGGTCCCCAATCCCCCCACCTCAAACCACTGTACATCCACCCAGTACCATAATGCATCACACTAAAACCCCAAAACCAAGGGAAAACCCCTAGGAAATAGTACATTCAACGTAATTGACCTAACTAGCTAAAAGCATGATAATAACCCTGTCTACTTAGACAAACACCATTAACAAAGAAAGGATAGTGACATGGGTAAATTACCACATACACCGGATAAACAGATCGAAGAGATCATGGACAATGCGCAGACTTTGATTAACTTCTGCTCAACTACTTTTGTAAAACCATCACAGGCATGGTACGCGTGCCTTGTCTCCTCAGCCATTCTGACTGCAGAATTAGACGTGCCTGTTGAAGTCTTTTTAGAAGGCTTTGAGCAGGCGTACAAAGATGCGTTGAAGACCAAAAAGGAAATGGGAGCTTCTTATGATCACTAAGGCGCATGAATTCACTTCTGTGAGCGGCACAAACGGGCGTGTAACGCCTTTTAACACTGGCAAGGTACAAATAGGGCTGCTGTATCAGCCAAAGCCTCCTGTGATGACGGATTCGGAGGAGCTTGTTCAAGCAGCTTTGATGGGATGGTCCTCGGTCCATCGTCCTGTGCCCTTGTGGCCTGTGACGTTGGGGTCGTTGATTGTGGGTTTTCTAATAATTTTGACTGTGGGGTAACCATGTACGAATTTTTGTATGAATGTGATGAGCTTGGATTAGCGCTTAAGTGCTTCTTTGAGTATGAGCCGGCGGAAGTTGGCTCGATTGAGCCCATGTCTGGCATGAAGTTGGAGCCGGACTATCCTGAAGTGTGGACGCTTGTTTCGGTGTTCTTGCCTAACAGTAATGTGGACTTGAGCGGGGTTTTGCATCCGGATGTGATTTTTCGGATAGAGCAGGACGCACCTATTTATTTTGAAGAAATGAGGAACGTTGTATGACTGAAGATCCAAAACAATTTTTTGACTTAGGTTTTAAATTGGGGATGACGGAAAAGCATTTGAAGGCAATAGATCGTCTGCTGCTTGAAGTGCTGATGGGGGATATTGATCCCATGCAGGCCATGATCAATCGTCAGAAGATAAAGGATGAGTATGAGCAAACCTGACTGCTATAAATGCGTGAACCATGATCCTTTGCCCATGACGCATCACATCCAATGCTTGGAGCCCAAGGCTTTGATCTCTGGCAATGCACGTGCTGCGCAGAAGGGTTGGTTCCATTGGCCGTGGAACTTTGACCCTATTTGGTTGGAAGAGTGCAGCAAGTATGAGGAGAAGGAATGATTATCAAACGTGCTATTGCTGTAGAGAGCCTTACAAAAGTTTGTGAGGAAAGTTTAAGTCTCATTAAACAATTGATTGAGGCGGACAACGAAGTGTATGCCAAAGGATACGAGGATGGCATGGCGGCTCAGGCGGATGTGCAAAAGACTTTAAAGCCATGGGGTGACCGCAACGAAGTGATCGAAGAAGTGGCCAAGGAGATTGAGAAGATGACGGCTTTCAATCCTGACACAATAGATAGTTTTACTGTCTACATAAGGAATATGAAAACGTGAGCTTTACTAGTCATCACCTGCAGCTTGGCAGCAAGCAACATGTGCATCAATTACAACTTTGCAATAAATGCGAAGAAATGCGGCCACCGGAAGGTGGAATACAAATGAGTGCAGCAAGATGGATTTGCGCTTGCTGTTGGACAAAACGAGTAACGACAAGGAATTTAATAGAACATGCCAAGACCAAAACCCCCCGAGCCACTGCTAGGAAGACAAGTGAGGATGTCTGACAGACAGTGGATGATTCTCAACCAACTAGGCGGAGCGGAATGGCTCCGGAATTTGTTAGATAAGAAGGCACCGATGCCTAAGAAATATTATGAAGTTTTTAACAACCAAGAAAGTCCAAAATGAAAGCAATTAAACGTAAAAACAAACTCAGTTCATCTGGAATAGGCGTTCGCGCCCGTAGATTTATGGAGAGTAACCCTGCTGCAGCACCAAATGAGGTAGCTGCGCGATTCAATACAACTAAGCAATATGTTTATGGTTTGCGCAACAAAATGAAAAAGGAAGGGTTTAAGTTCCCCAAGAAGTCTGAGCAGTTGGCCACTCTTGCCCCTGCACAGCAGAGCTCTGCCGGCAGCGCACCGTTGGAGATTGAGATGTTTGACTTCCCTGATCAGGTAGACGAGACCCTTGACGCTCGGGCCTTGGACTACGGCAAGTTTATCGAGGGCGCTGAAGTCATGCAGATGTTGAAACGTGTCGTTCAAAACGCTTTAAACAACCGTGACAAGGTCCTCGCGCACGATCAGGCTGAATCTATGGACATGATCATTCATAAGCTTGGCCGGATTATTAACGGCAACCCTGATGTGGTTGACCACTGGCTAGATATTGCCGGCTACGCCAAGTTGGTAGCAGACCGCCTCGAAGGGCGCGTCCGCTGATTATTTGGCCTCACCCCAGCTCGGTCCGACTTCCACATCGCACCGACTGGGGATTTGCATATTGACGCACGTTGCCATAATTTCTGCTGCACGCTGCGCTTCTTCCTTTGTCTTAACGCTCAATGCCAGTTCATCGTGAACCTGCAGCATGGGCATGATCCCCTCCCGAGCAAGAGCTACCATTGCTGCCTTTGTCTGGTCAGCGGCAGACCCTTGGATGAGGCGGTTCAAGCCCTTGTAGGTGCCTGCGCGCTTGATCCGTTGGCCGTATTCAATGACTGCTTGCTCACGTGGGAGAGCTTTGTTCACGCCCCATTCCATTGGCTCCCAAAGTGGGAACCGGCACTTGCGTCCGAGAAGGGTGCGGATGGATCCGTTAGATGCGGGATGCTCGATCCTTTTCATTACGGCATTGACGGTGCCTTTTAGGAACGGAACATTTTGATGGAACTTATCAATAAGTTCCGACGCTTCCGTAATATTCAGGTCCAGTTGCGCTGCCAGTTTGTTCTTGCCCATGCCGTACATCAGGCCAAGGCCAATGGTTTTGGCAGCTTTCCTGTTAATGCCTGCCATCTCGGCAACCATCTGGTGAAAGTCAGTGTTGGGGTCGTGCTGATAGGCATTTACCATCTTTTCGGCTCCGGGTAAATCGAGAAGCGAAGCGTAGTGAACTAAGAGGCGTGGCTCCTGTGAGGAGAAGTCATTTGATGCCCACATCTCGCCCTCTTCGGGAAGGAACAGGCTGCGCACCATGGGCCCGATGATCTCGTGGCGGGCAGGGACCTGCTGCAGGTTGGGGTTGGCCATGGACAGACGGCCGGTGACGGTGCCACCATCGTCTGAGCGCATCTGGTTGACGTGCGGATGGATGCGTCCTGTCTTGGCACTGAAGTTGAGGTACGGCTGCAGGAAGGTGCTGTGCGTTTTGTTAGTCTCGCGCGCCTCCACAATCATCTTGGCTATTGGGTGCTCACAACCATCCAAGAATCCTTTTGTAAAGCTCGGTTGGCCGTTCTCGGTCTTTGCATAGGGCAGGTGAAGCTTGTCAAACGCTAGGGCGATGCTTTGTGCGGCCCAGATATCGACGTTGGATCCGATGAGTGACTTGAGGTCCTTGTGGATTTGTTTCTCACGGGCAATTAATTGGTCAATCAACCGCTCACATTTGGGGCGGTCAAACCGGATGCCGCGGCTTGTCATGTTGTGCAGGACGGGGAAGGCTTCTGTTTCAAGGTTAAAGATGGATTCAACTTCATCCTGACGCATGCGGATCTTGAATGCTTGCCACAGTTTCAGTGTGAGCGCTGCATCCTGCTCAGCGTACTCTCCCACATACATGGCGGGTAGTTTCCAAAGTTCTTTTTTTGGATAAACTCCGAAGTCCGCAGCGGCTTGTTTAAGCCCTTGCTCTGACTTGACTTCTTGTAGATAGTCAAATCCCAACGAGTTGAGAGCATAGCTAAAACGGTTCTCGTCAAGGATTGGGGCGGCGAGCATGGTATCAACGATCCGTCCGTTGACCTTAAAACCACTTGCTTGTAGCCACCCCAAGTCATAGGCGGCGTTATGCATAACCTTATCGGAAGGGTAAGCCAGTACGTCCGTGATCCATCTCTCCACTCTTCGTCTGTCCAGATTTCCACCACCCTGATGCGCCACCGGAAAATATCCAGACCATCCATCGACGGCAATGGCGTAGCCGACAACGAAACCGTCGTTCCGAGGCCATCCCGGGCCCAAGGATTCCAAGTTGGGGTCGCATGTTTCAAGGTCAATTGCTATTTCTTTCGCTGTGGATAGGTTGGGAAATACTTCTGGAGCCAACCATTCTGTGGGGGTAGGAAAAAGGGGTATGGTTTTTTTCATATTCTGAAGCCTTTTTCAATATGTTTGGGTAAAACTAAATGCAATGCCTGTTTAGCGCGGGTTATCCCTACGTAAAAGAGCCGATGGACATTATCTCCGTTACTTGCGTACTCTTTTGCAAACCTTGGTGAGAGGTCCATGAGCAGCAGCACATTATCCGCCTCCCCGCCCTTGGCTCCGTGAATCGTGGACAGTTTAATCCGGCCCATGGTTGAGAGTTTAGTTCCGCGTCTGAGGACTGCGGTCAGGTAGAAACGCTTGTCTTCGGTGATGCGGGACAGGGCTTCATGCCAGATTACATCGGTCTGCAATCCAAAGCTTTTCTGCAGGTCCTTGATGCTGTATTCAAGAAGCGCTTCGCCTTTGAAAGTGCGGTAGCCCTTGGTTATGTATTCAGCGCCAATGTACTTGTAGACGTTCCTGATCTCATCGCCATACAGGAACTCCCCTTTGCGCAGCTTTTCCCATGCCTGTACGGCTTTTAAAAGGGTCAGGCTAAGGCTTGGTACACCTGAGCGCTCAAAAAGGATTCCAGAGGCCCTGAGCCATTCATGGATAGGATTCAAAAGATAGTTGGTGCTGCCCATGATGAGCCATTGGCCGTCATCAATAGGCACGTCTTCAAACCGATAGTAAGTCATGACAGCGCCCTCAAAGTCGCGGGGCTTCCATTCTTTCTCTTGGCGCTCTTTGATCTGCTCCACAACTTTGTTGGCAAGCTTGTGGACTATTGATGGGACGCGGTAGGACTGATCAAGGACTGTAATCTGACCCTCAAATGACAAGAAACTCTTGACATCTGCACCGGCCCAAGTGAACACTGCCTGATCGTCGTCGCCGGCAAGAAACACCCGTTTGGATTTCTTAGCGAGGGATTCAACAAGCTGCCACTGCAGGCGGGACAAATCCTGTGCTTCGTCTACGATCAACACTTCAAGGGCAGGCAGGCGCTCAGGCTGCACGACAATCATTTCCAGAAGGTCGGTGAAGTCCAGAAGCTCTTTGCTGCGTTTGTAGTGACGATAGGATCTTTCGACAAATTCAAAGTGATGCCATTCGATGTCGAGGCCGCACTGGTTGTAGTGTTCGCGCAGGTCTACGCCGCGGATGCGGGCTAAGTTGATCTCGTTCAGGATGGGGTTGTCGGCCTTGGCCATGTCCACATCATCTTCTTGGACCACGTTCATTTGAATGCCAGCCTCCGCTGCAAACTCTCGGTAATCCGCGGGCTTCATCATGAAGTCCACCTTAACGGCAAGGCAGTGAAAAGCCAAGCTGTGCAGGGTTCTGAAGTACGGGAAGTCGGTACGTGCATTCAATGCAGGGAACTTCGCAATCGCTCGGTCCTTAGCCTCTGTCGCTGCTTTCTTGGTGAAAGAAAAGTAACCAATACTTGCAGATGAAAGTCCGGTGCCCAACTCACGGTCAACTACGTTCAGAAGATATGTTGTTTTGCCAGATCCCGGAGGGCCGAAGACCTTGCGGATATCAGTCATATTCCTCGTCCCACAAATCGTCAGGCCAAACAAGGATAGGTGTGTCGGGACCCATGTAAGTGCCCTCAATGTTGAACTCAATGTATTCGCGTGCTTCGTCAGCTTCCATGTTGTCGCGCTCCATCAGCGTTGTGCGAATGGCTTCTGCGTCGTATACCAAAACTGATATACGTTCGCCGTTGCCCCAGATCAAAGCGGGCCCAAGAATAGCGTCATCGTGTCCGGTAATTTTTAGCATCAGAAAGGGCTCCCTATGGTGCGTTTGGTTTGTGACTCGAATGGTGCGTCCTGTTTCTGAAAGCGCGGAATACGCCAACAGCGCACAGTACGGCCTTTGAGGAAAAGCGGAATGGGCTCTCCACCCATATCGCGAAGGCGTTGAGCCATTTTGGGGGCTGTCAGGCCAATGAAGTTGTTACGCTTCAGGTGCGCTTCGAGGTCCTTGATCCGGAAGTAGGTTTTCGCTTCATCAACATCCGTCCATGGGCGGCCCATGAGCATCTCTTCGCGGTCCATTGCTTCTTGCATGTGCGTTGTGAATTCTTCAAGCAGATCCATGAAGCGGCCAGTAATACTTGTGTCCTCTGGTGCATCGGTAATTTGCTCTGTCTCCACCATCTCTTTGAGAAGGGCGTTCAATAGTTGTTCCCAATCTTGCTTGCGCAAGGTGGGAGGCAAGACGTTTAGTTTTTCTAAACAAGCTTTTTGGAAAGCCACTTGCGTGAAGAGGCTCTCGGTATCTAATTCAACACGGCGGCCATTGACATCAAGAAACCACAGGGGCGGCTCACTGGCGTACTTGGACAGCGCTGCTATCTGAGGCGCATCAGGACCGTTTGTTCCAATACCAAATTTCCGTGTGCGACATAAGCCTGAGTTGCAGAAGCTGTTGAGCGGCGCATCTTTGCACTTGTAGAGATATTCTTTCTTGCCAACTTGCTTGACAAGGACTTGGACTTCGTTGTTTGGAAGTGGAGGGGATACATACTTGAAGTTGTATTCGACCATCTTGTCCTCCCACGCCGCGGGGTATGCGCGCTTAAGAAAGACTCCAATGTTGAATAGTCCATTATTACGGGTGCCCTCGGGAAAACCTTGGGCGCACAAAGCTTGTAGGCAAGGCGGACCATCTTTGACGGGACTCTCCGCTTGCTTCGGCGGCTCTGGAACAATGAGCGGCAACTCTTGGACGGCCGCTTCATATAGCCCATAGAACTCTTCAAGCGTGGCCGCGGACCCGTCGGCATTGAATGCATACCGCGTACCGTTGTCGCCCCCGAAGTACGGTAAGTTGAGAAAGTTTCCGGTGTCGCCTCGTTCAACCAAGATCTCTGATTGCTTAGGAAAAATCTCACGGCCCGCTTCACCGAGGAGTGCTGCCGCATTTTTGAGATATTCTTGGAATTCCCGAGCCGGAGCCGGCTCCCTAGAAAATAAGAAGACATGTGCTCCTCCAGATTTGCTACGGCAGACAACCATTGGCAGCTTTAGCTGCGCAACCTTTTCCACCAAGCCTTTATGGTCAAGAGGGTACTGATCAATATCAATACAGCCCCAAATACAAGTATTGTCAGCACGGATAGGAATAATCCCAAGGGAAGGATCAACACCAGCCAGATGCTGTTCCCAGAGGTCATCAGTGGGTGGTTTCCTGACAACCGTAGCTTGCCCCGCCTGCTTACCATCACCGCGCTCCTTGTTTATACGGTAGGTTCCGTAAGCTATATCCAGACCGCTGAATATTGCTTTGAATTTTGTTATATCGGTCATGCTTCACTCTATAAAGGTGGGGGTACCGGAATGACAAGTCGTCTGCAAGCTTTCTAAAAAGCATACCTTGTCAAACTTTCCCCCCGGTAATCAGAACGGAACGTCGTTAGCGTTTGGTGCGCTCTCGTGCTCGTGCTTAACCTTTACTTCGCCTGAACCAACAGAAGCAGAGAAGGACTTAGCTGCCTTGTATGCATTCATGTCTTCAACGGGACCAATTTTCTCCACTTCCCAACCAAACCATTTACCCTTGTCATTGGACTCCGCTTGTGTCGTCAGACGATACATCTGTGAGTACATGGGTGGAGTGAATGGGCCGTTAGCTCCCATCATCTTTGTGGACATCATCATGCTGTTCCACTTTCGCGACTTCTTAAGTTGCGTTGACTTCATCGTGATCAATGCCGGCTCAGGAATACCAGAGTCGCCAATGATCATGATGTAGTGGTTAGCCGTATTCTCGATGTAGTTGCCGTTATCAAGGTAGTCTTTGTTATCGCCCGGTTCGCGGTGCGTGCGGCTTAAAATATCAGACGTGGCGGGGTAGATATTCATCGGCGCGCCAGAGCCTGAACCACGTGGAGCCCACTCAATGTACTGACGTACATAAGCGACTGGCAACACGGTGATGCCTTTTTTGCCGTCATACAACTGACCCGTGACGCTGTTGAGGATCATGCCGGGCAAAGCGCCGTCGATCTCACCTACTTCAGGGCTTGTATTTGTTAAAAGCTTTAAGAATGGCAGGGCAAAATCGTCCTGACTCATGTTCTCAAAACCACTCTGAGCGTCCTGCTCAAAGTCACCTGCCAATGCCAATGCGTTGGTCTCTTTTACTGCTACTTCGTTCTTAGCCATTTTCATTTCCTTAGATCATGCTGATTTGATAGTTGCTTTTTGGCCCACGTATGCGCCAAATAGCTCGGTTGGGAACTCGTTGCCGCGTTCCACTTGCTCTCGAACCCAAGCTTTCAAGGTCTGGGGTTCGATTTTCTGCGCTTGCTCAACTGGATAGTTTTTCTCACGCAGATCGCTCAGTAATGTGTCGCACAGTTGGTCTTCACCACGACCAAACCGTACTGACACAGTGTTCTTAATGATGTCGTCAAAGCCATGCTCACGCAGCCACTCGTAGGCCTGTGCGCGCTTTTCTTCCTTGATGCTTGCGCTGTAGAAAGGCTTGATGTCGATCTGGCTGCCATCAGCCATCTTGAAAGACTTCATGCCAAGCTCATCAAGCATCGCAGGGATCGTATCTTCCAGAAGCTTGCGCTGCTGCTCTTTACGTTCCTTGAGGACGTCTTCAATGTCATCAATTTCTTTTTCCAATTCCTTGGCACGTTTGGCCAAAGCACCAACTGAGGACAGGTCCTCGTTCTTGACTTGAAGCGCGCCTGCGTCTTCTTCAAAAATGCTAACGTTACTCATCTCTTTCTCCATTCTCTGTGATATCAATTTTAACTGGGATATACATCTTCTCACGACGGTCCCACTTTAAAACACTAAAACGGCCTGAGTTGTATGCTGCAGCAATTGCGCATGCAAGCCCGATGGCCACGGGGTCTCCGGCTAACAGCAGAAAGTCACTATCAGAGAAGTTGCGAAGCTTTCGCTTTAGCAGCCTGACTGTCGGTACTGTAGAAAATGCAATCTGGACATTTGACGGCAATAACACCGTTGGGTCTCCAAATTTCATTGCCCCTGCAATATCATGATTTGGCATCTCTTGTACGACGTACACCAAAGGGAAATGCTCATTAGTTGTTGACATGTTTTACGCTATCCTTTCTTTAAACGTGCATTTAGTGTACACTATGTTTTGGGTGTGTCAACACCTTTTTAAAAAGAAAGTGAGAAAGATATGGATTATTTTTTAAACCAGTACCCGTTCAAGAACAAACCGTTCGTCCACCAAGCTGCATTTCTGCAGCGCTTCTGGGAGGACAAAGAAGTTGCATTGTTTGCAGAGATGGGTACGGGCAAGAGCTTTATGCTCATCAACAACGCAGCCATGCTATACGACAAGGGCAAGATCAACTCTATGCTTATCGTAGCGCCAAAAGGGGTGTACCGCAATTGGTATACATCCGAATTGCCAAAGCATATGCCTGATCACGTTCCCACAACAGTGGCTTGCTGGTCGCCTACGCCTCGTAAAGCGGAGCGCGAAGAGATGGACAAGATGATGAATGCCGTGGACAGCATGCGTATTTTGATCATGAATATTGAAGCGTTCAGCACAGAGAAAGGTGTAGCCCATGCGCGCACATTTTTGCGAGTGACAAATGCATTCATGGCCGTCGATGAAAGCACCACCATCAAGACGCCATCAGCCAAGCGCACCAAGAGCATTATCAAAGTGGCCCGTGATGCGCGGTACAGGCGTATTGCCACCGGCTCCCCTGTGACAAAGTCACCTCTGGATCTGTACAGCCAGTGCGAATTCTTAGGCCCTGAATGCCTCAACAGCTACAGCTACTACGCGTTCCAAGCACGCTATGCCATTCTGGTTGAGCGCAAGATGCCGACACACACGTTCAAGCAGATCGTGGGCTACAGGCATTTGGATGAACTGCAGCAAAAGCTTAATCGTTTCTCATTTCGCGTGACCAAGGATGAATGCTTGGACCTGCCTGACAAGGTGTTCGTCAGACGTGAGATTGAACTCACCAAGGAGCAGACCACGTACTACAACCAAATGAAGCTGATGGCGCTTGCAATGGTTGATGGCAACCTGATGTCCACCAACAATGCGCTGACTCAGATCATGCGGCTGCATCAAATCTGCTGTGGCCACGTCAAGCTTGACGACGGGCAGCAGATTGATATCCCAAGTAATCGTGTGAACGAATTGCTTGGTACGCTTGAAGAATGTAGTGGGAAAGTAATCATTTGGGCCAACTATCGGCGAGACATTGAAAACATCAGGCTTGCCATTCAAAAAGAATACGGCATGACCTCTGTAGCCACATACTACGGCGACACAGAAGCCGAGGATCGCCAAGACATCGTGACCAAGTTTCAGGACCCTGCTTCTGACCTGCGTTTCTTTGTTGGCAATCCAAGCACTGGCGGCTACGGCATTACCTTGACAGAGGCAAAGACTGTGATTTACTACAGCAACAGCTTTGACTTGGAAAAGCGCCTGCAGTCAGAGGACAGGGCGCACCGTATCGGGCAGACAGACAAGGTAACTTACATTGACTTTGTATCACCCAACACCGTGGATGAACACATCGTCAAGGCGCTACGCAACAAAATAAATATCGCAAGCGCGGTGCTTGGCGAAGAAATTAAAGAATGGATCAAATGATGCAACTCGTACCAATCCGCAAGAAATACGTCTACCCAAAACTGGTCCGCATTGACTCTGAGCAAGGGCGCACCTACACGCTAGAGGGGCAGCCGGCCGTGCCAAGCGTGACAACTATTCTGTCTGGCACAAAGGATAAATCACACCTCGATGCGTGGGCCGCGAGAGTTGGTCAGGACGAAGCGGAGAAAATCAGAAATGATGCGGCTAATGTGGGAACGCACATGCACAGTGTTGTGGAGCGTCTGCTGCTGAACAGGCCGCTGGAGACACCGCGCACGTGGCTTGCGGTCAAGGGTTATTGGATGGGCTATAAGCTGATTGAAACGTTCATGCCGCACGTGAACGAAGTGTGGGGAACAGAGATACCGCTGTACTACCCCGAGAAGTATGCCGGCACATCAGACTGCATTGGTGTTTACAAAGATCACTCTGCAATTATTGACTTCAAGCAAACCAATAAGATGAAGCAGCGAAAGTGGATTGAAGACTACTTTGTGCAGCTTGCGGCGTACGCCTTGGCGCACGATGTATCGCATGGAACCAAGATTGAGCAAGGGGTGATCATGATGGTTGCTCAGAACGGCGAGACGCAGGAGTTTGTGACCTGTGGCCGAGAGTTTGACAACTACAAGGACATGTGGATGCGCAGGGTTGAGAGCTTCATAAAAAATAGCCCCGAAGCGTGAGCCTCGGGGCTTAAGTATTGTCAAAGGAGGAGAGCCTTAGACAACTGCAGAAAGTCCGTTGTCATTTTGCGCGTGCTGCGCGCATGTTGTCAACTAGATTTGGATAGGGTCTACCCGCTTTTTTTGCAGCCGCCTTAGCAGATGCTTTCTTAGCAGGGCTTAAGGCTTTTGGTTTGCCCAGACCTTTTGGTCGCTCTTTATCCCAGACTTCTTTTTTCATTTCAGGTGCCTCAATTTGTAAAGGGTACTTAGGTACGTTGCAAGTGCATCGTCAATCATATTTTGAATGACTGTGTCCGATTTGTCTACTGCGTTGTAACGCAGTTTCTCAATGTCGTCCATGTACTTCTCAAGGCACTTGATGATGTCGCCCTCATCCTCGTACTTGAGGTAAGGGATCTCAATGATGCCATTACGGCCTTGGTAGGCTTCTGTGATGGTATCGCCGTGATCACCTATTGCAGGGTAGAACTCGCCCAAAGCGCTGTGCTTGGCAAAGCTGCCGCTGCCTGTTACGGCCAAGTGCGCACGATGAGCCACTTCTCGGCTTAAAAACATCGTGGCTACCAGTCGTCCAATCATTTCCATGTTGTAACTCCGTTATTGTCTTGGGGCCTGAATCTGGGCTTGGCGCTGCTGCAACAAACCACTGATCGGATCGTTCGGGAACATTGAAGGATACATCAATGGAATATTGCTTGCGCCGGCTCCGGGCTGTGCAGCAGGTGCTGTTGGCAGACGTGGGTTGAAGTTTGTACCACGTGTTGGCGGAGCAGGAGGCATGGCCTTGAGCATCTTCTGGGCGCTTGTTCCGGGAACTACGGGCAGGTTGCCCAGATTGCCGATATCTTCTGGTTGTTCACCCATTGCTGTTTGCGAAATCTCCTGCGCTGCCATGCGTTTCAAATTGGGAACATAAGCAGATTTTGGAATGCCAATCTGTTCCAGTGACGCTGCCAGCTTCTGTGCTTCCGCAGGGGTACTTACATGCGTAATCCGTTTGGCAAACTCCGCGTCTTCCAGCGCTCTGGTGAAGATCCGCTGATAAATTTGGTTCTCTAAACCACCCGCCATACGCAGCATAATTGCCAATGCGCCCGTGGAGGGGGCTATACGGCCCACAGCGGCCTCGCGGGCCGTGGTTGTGAGGAACTGCACACCTGCGCCAAATAAACGCTTTAACTGCTGATCTGAAGTTTCAAAGATGGGGATCTGTCCGGTCACGTCGGCAAAGGCATTTACACGGCGCTGCAAATCGGCCAGTGTTTTAAGGTCGTCTAGGTGCGCTGTATTTTTAAACAGTATCTTAAGCGCGCCTTCGTTGTTGTCGATAAACGACTTAAGCGCGCCACCTTTTTGTGCACCACCAGTTGCCACGTCAAACACAGAGCGGCGCAGGGCTGCCAACATCTCTGGGTCTTTTTCAATTCCGCGGACCAATGTCTGCATAGTTGCAGGATCACGCAAGGCGGTTTGCAATGTTTGTGAGGGATCAGCACCGGGGCGTGTGGCCTTGGCAAGCAAGCTGTCAAGTTCTTGGTCCTTGGCATTGACACGGCGGGTGTCAAGCTCACCCATACGCTTAACGTAGTCGTCGGCAAACTTCACTTCGTCTTGCAGCTTCATCTGCAAGTTAGCAGGCAGGGCTTCAACAATGTTTTTGTTCTTGTCCAAAACTTGACGGATCTTTTTGGGGTCAACCAAGCCGTCAGCAGTAACAACGTTTTTGCTGCGCAACCAATCGATAGCTCCGCGCTCCATGATCGATGCGGCTTGAGGAGAACCACTAACAGCAAGTTGTAACTGTCTTAAGTTGTCGGCACTTGAGAAAGCAGTCTGGAGCAAGCGCTCGTTAGGCAAGAGGAATTCATCGCCGCCACGAGTCTTCTGTGTCAGAAGCAGGGGCAGGTTCTTTTCGTAGGCAGCAGCATAGTCATCTAAGACCATTTTCATGCCGTCGTACTCTTGCTTGATCCGCGGCACGTTATTTAACACAAGGCCTTCAATGTCCTTGTAGACGGCGTTGCCTGTATCGATGTAACGCTGTGCGTCTTGAATACGGCTGCTGCCGCGCTTCATTGAGCCGTTGTAATTGATCACAGATTGATTGCGGAAACGCATGGCTGACTGCAAATAGTCAAGCGCCTCTGGCAAGTTCAAATCAATCGCTGTGTCGGCTTCGGCGATGCGTACTGCGTCGGCTTTTAGCTGCGCAGGGTTGACTTTAAC